TTTGTCTCGCCATCAATCCCAATAATGCGGGTAATGCGCTGCGTGTCGTAAATCTTGGGGATTAAGTCAACACATTGCCTACCAATGTGCCGAACAGCCCGTGCTAGGTTGTCTTGGTAGTGGTAAGTGCCAACATCACCCTCACGCTGGCGGGCAAGGATTGCCCTGCCAGAACGCTCGTTAGAAGTCATGCCTAGCGAGGCGTTGTACTGCCCCGTCGCAGACTTGATGTCTTCCGATGCACCAACTTTGGCTTGCAACAAGCCAGATGAAGCCATTGGAGGCTGCGCTCGTTGGGGCAGCGGCAATATTGCGCCCTGACCGTCCGTTACATCTGGATTGACCTCCAAATACGGCCAATTATTCGTGTTTGCGGTCTTCCACTGGGTCTCATACCCTTCAAACTGACCGCCATAACCAATAAACGGGGCTTTTGGAGCCAGCGCAAGCATCTCTGCCTCTTGGCTAGTCCAATAGTTGTACATCCGTTGTGCATCTTTTGCGTTACGCACCAGCCCACTGATGTAAATGCGGCCTTCAACCTCGTATTCATTGCCGATCACCCGCACAACAGGGATACAACTACCGGCCCATTCCTGCTTTTCAAGAATTTCGTAGCCGTTAATCTTCGTCCAGCAAATCTTCTTGCGATCCGCTTGGCGTGACTTCTTCGGCTTGCCGTAAACCGCCCGCAACTCTTTGTCTTCCGGCGTCCCTTGGAACGCAGTCACGTTGCCAGGGTACAAATTCAACGTCTGCGTGTCGTATTCGCAGTAAAAATACTCAGCAATACGAATAGTATCGGTATTTAGCCACTGGCTCAGGTTCTGATCCCCTACACCCAGCGTTTCTAACGTAGAGAGTGGCGATGCGTTAGGAAACAACCGTGCGTATTCGGCTTTAGACAAGTCTTCAGTGATAAAACACCACTCGGCATCACTGCCGCAGGGGTCCTGAATCAGCGGGTCCATGTAGACGCTGAAACTGTTCCTAACGCGGGCTATCTTAATGTCTTGGTCAAACGTATTGTCGTCGCAATACTCGGTCAGAACCCGGATGTACCCTTCGCCATAAGCAACTTGGTTCTCGCAAGCCGTGTCGTAGGCCACATCCGCATCCGAGATGTACTCGATATGCCGAATCATGCCGTTGAAAATCTCGGCAACCTCAACATCAGCGTTGTCATCTACCGGGATGACCTTAACACTAGGGCGGTTCTGGCGCTGATCGTTGGTGATCTGATGTACGTGCTGCGGCAGCTTGTTAATCGTCAAGCATGGCCGTGCATTGATCGTCTGACCCTGCACCGCACCACGGGTCGCCAGCACATCTGCGGGCCATTGCCACTGGTTATCCGGTGAGCCAGCGTAGAACCGCAGGTCGTCTAGCTCATCCTCTCGACTCTCAGAGTATGCCGAGATTGCCATTGACAAGCGATCTCGTGCTGTAGACAAGACATCCGAGTCGCTCTTGAGTGGTTTGCCACCCAGTGCTACGTTGCCAACAGCGTTAATCCCGGTGTAGTCAGACATCTCTGCTTAAACCAATTAAGACCAAGGGATGCGAGTCAGCCATTAACACTTCCAGCGTTTAAGTGACGCCTTGGCCCGTTCCGCATCGCCTTTAGCGTGGGCTACAACGCCTTCCATTCTAGCGCAAAAGCTAGACTTTCTACCCTTATCCGCTTCCGTCTTGGGATTAGGCGCTGGTGCTTTCAAATTACTACCAGTTTCCCGATTGTACTTCTCGCGCCCCTTCTCGGTCAGGCCAGCGCCTTTGCTGGCCGGCAACTTCTCGCCACGCCCAACCGATAGCGACACGCCTTTCTTCATTTCTTCTTGGCAGTCTTCGCAGACTCTTTAAAGTCTTTAGCGGTTGGCGCATTCTTGCTGCCAACCTTGTTCATCTTCTCGCCAGAACCAGCTTTAATGCGTTCCTGCTTGGCGTGAATATTAGCGTAAAGCCCTGGTTTACTGCTCATTTCTTTGCCGCCGCTCGTTTGGTTGCGTATGCAATTGCGACTGCTTGCTTGACCGGCTTACCGGCCTTTACTTCAGTCTTGATGTTCTCTTTGAACGCTTTAGGGGAGGCAGACTTTTTAAGCATTAAGCACCCATCCAAGATCCAGACATTGTAGACCCACCAGACCGTAACGTCCTAGGTGGCTCTTTGTATTCTCGATGCGCCACAGGGTAAGCGAATGTAACAGCTAGTGCATCAGCCGCATCAGGACTCGCTAACCCCCTAGACTTCATTTCCTTCTTACCCTCAAGGAAGATCGTACCAGCACTATTGGGCTTTTTCATTGGCCCAACCAGATCTGCCTTTAACTGCCGATCCTTCGGAATGCTCGCAGACCGTAACCAGTCCCGCATAGCACCCCACATCTCTGCCCGCTTATTACCCCACATCACTGGGTTTTTGGCCTTCCAAC